ATGAATAATCCACACTGACAATCTCTCAAAATGAAACAGAACAAACACATTTTACCGCGGGGTGGAGCAGCCCGGTAGCTCGTCAGGCTCATAACCTGAAGGTCGTAGGTTCAAATCCTACCCCCGCAACCAAAATATCCCAATCATACTGGTATGATAGCAAAAGCCCTGAGCCAACCGCTCAGGGCTTTTTGCGTTCGCGTCAACACCACGTCAACATTTGATCCAGTCTTGAGACGCCAGATGCAAAGAGATGGCTGGCAAATGACGTCAGGTTCTCCTAAGGCTTAGGGCAAGAGAGATATTCTAAGTTGGTTGTGAAATTCATAGATTGCAATCTACGGACTGGCGCTAAATTGAACGGTCGGTGGTGAGAGTGGCTGAAAAGCTAGGTGCTTGTCTGTGTGCTGACGCGCTCCACATTGTGATCGGGCCGGTCCTTCGCTGCAGGTGCGAAGGATGGAGCGTCTAAACAGTTATTGCGCTTGCGACAAGGTATTTCTAGCTAATCAGATAAATCTATCGAGAGTTGAGTGTTCCCGCATAGCATCAGTCTTTGTCACGTGTTTTGTTTGGAAAAAAGCGGCTCTGAGAACTAAATGCTCTAATTAGTTAGCTTCCGGTATTTACTCGGCGTGTGTGGGGTGTTGATAGTGACCACAATTGCTGCCTCCTAATCATTCTGGAAACTCTTCGTGTCTCATCAAACCAATAACCTAGCTGCCTTCATCTGGTCTCTTGCTGATTTGCTGCGCGGAGATTTTAAGCAAAGCCAGTATGGCCGCGTTATTCTGCCGTTTACACTGCTGCGCCGCCTTGAGTGCGTACTGGAAGGCAGTAAGGATGCGGTGTTAGCGCAGGCTGAGAAGCTCAAGTCGATGAACTTGCCAGAAGAGGCGCAGGAGAAGCTGTTGCTGCGGGCCGCTGGGTTGTCGTTCTACAACATCTCCAGAATGGATATGTCCAAGCTTGGCGAAACGGGCATCAAGGACAATCTGGAGAACTACATTCAGGGCTTCTCCAAGGATGCCCGCGAGATCTTCGAGCACTTCAAGTTTGCCGAGTTTATCGCTCAACTGGCAGAGGCCAATCTGCTCTACAAAGTGGTACAGCGCGTTCGTGAGGCAGATCTCAGCCCGCAAAACATCTCCAACCATGAAATGGGGCTGGTGTTTGAGGAACTGATCCGGCGCTTTGCGGAAGGTTCCAACGAGACGGCTGGTGAACACTTCACCCCGCGCGATATCGTTCGCCTCACCACGTCACTGGTGTTTATGGAGGATGATGACGCGCTGACAAAGCCGGGTATTATTCGCACCATTTATGATCCCACCGCAGGGACTGGCGGGTTTTTGTCTTCTGGTATGGAGTATGTGCACGAGCTTAACCCGCAAGCGGTTATGCGCGGTTTTGGGCAGGAGCTGAACCCGGAGAGTTATGCCATTTGTAAAGCGGATATGCTGATCAAGGGGCAGGAAGTTGATAATATCAAGCTTGGCAACACGCTCAGCCAGGACCAGCTCTACGCCGACAAGTTTGATTATATGCTCTCCAACCCACCATTTGGGGTGGACTGGAAAAAGATTGAAGGCACCATCAAGGACGAGCACACCCTGAAAGGCCATGATGGACGCTTCGGCCCCGGCCTGCCGCGTGTGTCAGATGGGTCGCTGCTATTCCTCATGCACCTCATTTCCAAGCTACGGGACACGCATGAAGGCGGCGGGCGTATCGGCATCATCCTCAATGGGTCTCCGCTGTTTACGGGTGGCGCTGGCTCAGGTGAGAGTGAAATCCGCCGTTACATCTTGGAGGCTGACCTGCTGGAAGCCATCATCGCGCTGCCAACGGATATGTTCTACAACACCGGCATTGCCACTTATGTGTGGGTGCTCAGCAATAAAAAGAGCGCTGAGCGCAAAGGGCAGGTACAGCTCATAAACGGGGCGAACCTTTATTCCAAGATGCGCAAGTCTCTTGGCTCCAAACGCAACCAGATGAGCGAAGACGACATCCGCACCATCACCCGCTGTTTCGGCGCATTTGAGGTGGTGGAGGTGCAAGAGCTGGACAAGGCAGAAGAACCTGCCAGCACACGCGGGCGCAAGTCTGCAAATGGCAAGAAGGCTGAGCTGAAAACCTTTGCCTCCAAAATCTTCCAATCACATGAGTTTGGTTATCGCCGCCTGACCATTGAACGCCCCTTGCGCGAAAGCTTCCAGTTTTCTGATGAGCGATTGGAGACCCTGCGCTTTGCTCCAAAACCACTGGGTACTGTGATGCAGTGGATCTTTGAGACTTATGGGGGGAACTGGACAGACGCACCGGACTGCCCACGCTATGGCGATCTGGCGGAGCATGAGACAGAAATCCGCGCCCACATCAAAGCCAGCTTTGCAGAGCTGAAGGAAAAGCATATCAAGGACTTGCTGAAGCGGGATACATGGACAGGACAGAAGGCCATTCTGCTCAGCGCCAAAGCCCTGCAAGCGGTTATCGGCACAGATCAGCATGACGACATGAACGCCTTTGACGACACGCTGAAGGCCGCACAAAAGCAAACCGCCATCAAGCTGGAAACAGCTGCCAAAAAGCAAATCACGACCGCTGTCAGCTGGAAGAACCCGCAGGCTGCTCCTGTTATCAAAAAGGTCCACAAGGCCACGGCACCGAACCCAACCTATGGCCTGTTTGCTGTGAACGGGCAGAGTGTGGAGTACAAGCCAGATGGCGACCTGCGCGATAATGAAAACGTGCCGCTGGACCCGTCCCGCTCCGTCAATGAGGCTAATGAGGATTACTTCGCCCGCGAGGTAAAGCCTCATGTGCCAGAAGCGTGGATTGACGCAGGCAAGAAAGATGAGCGTGACTTTGAAATCGGCATTGTCGGCTATGAAATCCCCTTTAACCGACATTTTTATGTCTACCAGCCCCCACGGGCACTGGAAGAGATCGACGCTGAACTGGACGCAGTGAGCGCAGAAATCATGCAGCTGCTTCAGGAGGTTCACTCCTAATGGCTGGCAAGTATAAGGCATATCCGGCGTACAAAGAGAGCGGCTTAGAGTGGCTTGGAGAGATTCCGAATGGGTGGGGTGTAAAGCGCCTAAAGCACCTTGCGTCTATTCGCAATGGGCAAGACTATAAGCAAATTGAAGCAGAAAGTGGCTATCCTGTCCTAGGTTCAGGAGGACAGTTTACCTACGCAGCAAAACCAATGTACTGCAAAGAATCTGTATTGTTAGGGCGAAAAGGAACTATCGACCGCCCCTTATACATTAACGAGCCATTTTGGACCGTGGATACAATGTATTACACGGAAGTATCCCCTGATACTCCCGCCAAATTTCTATACTACTTGGCAACAACTATTCAGTTCGATAGATACTCCACTAATACAGCTTTGCCTAGCATGACCCAAGAGCATCTAGGAAACTACTCCTTCGCCATACCAAAGCGGTTTACGGAACAACAACAGATCGCCAGGTTTCTCGACCATGAAACTTTGAAGATTGACCGGTTGATAGAGAGGCAGGAGCGGTTGATTGGGTTGCTGGAAGAAAAGCGGCAGGCGGTGATCTCTCACGCCGTCACCAAAGGCCTGAACCCAGACGCCCCCTTACGCCCCTCCGGCATCGACTGGCTCGGCGATGTGCCGGAGCATTGGGACGCCACGCAGTTGAAGCACCTCTTTCTTCAATCAAAGAGGCAAGATCATCCCGACTTAGAAGTTCTCTCTGTCTATCGAGACTTTGGCGTGATCAAGAAATCCTCTCGAGACGACAACAACAACAAAACACCAGAGGATCTCACATCATATCAGTTGATTGAGGTTGGCGATCTCGTCATCAACAAAATGAAGGCATGGCAAGGTTCACTTGGAGTTTCAACATTTAAAGGAATAACTAGCCCAGATTACGTTGTTTATCGAGCTATCCACTCAGAGCATTCTCAATACATTCATTTTGCATTGCGCTGCAAAATCATGCCCGATGTCTACAAATCAATTTCGAATGGAATCCGGCCAAGCCAGTGGCGCTTAGAACCTGAGAAATTTGAAAAGCTTTCTTTGACTTTGCCACCATATAAGGAGCAAAAAGAGATTGCCGCATTCTTAGTAAAATCAGATAGTCTTACGCAAGAATTGGTCTCAAAAGCCAAATCCGCCATCACCCTCCTCAAAGAACGTCGCACAGCCCTTATCTCGGCTGCGGTGACAGGCAAGATTGATGTGCGCGACTGGGAACCACCGAAAGGCACCTTTCAACCTGCTGAAGAATCTGCAAGTTTAACGCAAGCATCTGCGTAGGGCACAAACTTGCAGATACGGGCACAAGTGGACGATTGGGAGAACACATGACCACCAAAGGCCGATCACTGGAGCTGTTTTTTGTCGATGGCCGCCCCGATGGCCTTCTGGTGGCAGAGCTGTTCAACTGGACAGGCCATGTGCTCCTCGTCCCTCGCACGCAGATCAAGCAAGCACTGGTGCGGGCGGAGGCCAGCTACACCGGCATTTATATTCTGCTGGGTGAACAGGACGGCGAGCCCACCGCCTATATTGGCGAGACGGAGGATATTGGCCAACGCATTCGCACCCACGATTCCAAAAAAGACTGGTGGACGAAGGCGGTGTTTGTCACCACAGCTGATAACAAGCTGAACAAAGCCCACGTCCGATTTTTAGAGGCGCGCAGCTATGAGCGCGCCGCCTCTGTTGGCCGTGTGATCCTTGACAATGCCCAAATTCCACAACAACCACAGGTCAGCGAGGCCACCATCGCCAATATGGAAGGTTTTTTGGAAAACCTTTACATGATCCTTCCCGCCCTCGGCATTGACTTATTTGTCGAAAGTAAACGCAGCAGCGCGGCACCAGAGCAAGCGTTCACTACCAGTTCCTTAGCTTCGACAGTGCAAAATGCCAGTTCTGTGCGCTTTGAATTGCTCACACCAAAACACGGTCTCTGCGCAAAAGCGCGTTTGGAGGAGGGTGAGTTCATCGTTGAAAAGGGCTCGGTTGTGCGGTCGCGCTGGGAAGGCAAAGGCGGGCGCGTCACATCCTATGAAACCTTGCGCAAGGAGCTGGATAAAACAGGTGTTATTGTCAGCGCGGGTAGCAGTGCGCACTTTGCAGCTGATTACGCCTTTAAAAGCCCCAGCGCTGCGGCGGCGATCGTGAATGGTCGTTCTTCCAATGGTCAAAAATCCTGGAAACTGGAAGGCACCAACAAGACCTACAAGCAATGGGAAGCTGAGCAACTGCTTGGAACACCGGAACCACAGTTGGAAGACGCCTGAGATAATGGCGGGTTTACGCCGCGATGAATTGATATTTAAGGGATTTTAGGAATGAGCGACAAGGCTGCTGAAGTGCATTTCCAGCGCGATATTATCAACCAGTTGTGTGCCAATGGCTGGTTGCTTGGTTCGCCTGCTGGCTACAATCGCGCCCTTGCCCTTTATGAAGAAGACCTGCTCAGCTTTGTCAAAGAAACGCAGGATGGGGAATGGCAGAAGTTTGCTAGGAACCACCCCGGTAACAGCGAGCAGAAATTCCTTGAATGCGTTGCAACGCAGCTTGGCAAAGCTGACCCAAGAGCCGCCGACAAGCAAATGCGCCTTTACGGGACGCTTGGTGTGTTGCGCCATGGCCTGAAAGACCGCAACGCCCGGTTTAGCTTGTGTCAGTTTAAGCCAGAGCACGACCTCAACCCCGACACGCTGGCGCGCTATAAACAAAACCGTTTGCGTGTGGTGCCAGAGCTGGTTTACAGCCCCTGGGCTACAGCAGAGCATCTGACCGTAACCGGAAAGAAGGCAAAGAACTGGCGCATCGATCTGGTATTGTTCGTCAACGGCTTACCAATTGCCACGCTGGAGCTGAAATCCGAGTTCAAGCAGGCGGTAGACAGCGCCAAGCGGCAGTATAAAACCACTCGTTTGCCTATTGACCCTGAAACGCGCAAGCCAGAGCCGTTGCTCACATTCAAACGCGGTGCGCTCGTTCATTTTGCTGTGAGCCAGTATGAGGTCTATATGACCACCAAACTGGCGGGCAAAGACACATATTTCCTCCCCTTCAACAAAGGGGCGAAGGACGGAGCGGCTGGCAATGATGTTCCAGAAGACAAAAATGAATATGCCACAGCCTATTTGTGGCAAGAGGTGCTGCAGCCCGACAATCTTTTAAACATCCTCGCCCGGTTTATCCATCTACAGATTGAGGAAAAGGAAGACTGGCAGGGCAGGAAGATCAAAAAAGAGACCATGATCTTCCCGCGCTATCATCAGTGGGATGTGGTCACCAAACTTGTTGATGCGGCGAAAAGCGAAGGTTCTGGGCAAAAATACCTTATTCAGCACAGCGCTGGCTCTGGCAAATCCAATTCTATTGCATGGACCGCGCATCAACTCTCTTCGCTCTATGGTGACAACGGCGAAAAGGTGTTCAACTCCGTCATCATCGTGACCGACCGCACAGTGCTTGATGACCAGCTGCAAGACACAATCTATCAGTTTGAGCATGTGGACGGTGTTGTTGGCCGCATCAACAACAAGGAAGGTGATGGCTCTAAGTCTGAGAAGCTGGCTAAAGCGCTGGAGGTTTCTCAGCCCATTATTATCGTCACCATCCAGACCTTCCCGTTTGTGCTCAAAGCGATTGAGAACAGCACAAGTTTGAAGACGCGTAGCTATGCCATTATTGCCGATGAAGCGCATTCTTCACAGACTGGCTCTACCGCACGTCAGCTCAAAGAAGTGCTGATGAAAGAGGAAAGCTCTGGTGAAGAAGAGCTGAGCAGCGAAGATATTCTTGATGCTGCTGTGGCCTCACGCAGCGCCTCGCAAAACCTAAGTTATTTTGCCTTTACCGCAACACCGAAAGCTAAAACGCTAGAGCTGTTTGGCCGTCTGCCAAAGCCTGATGAGGTGCCATCTCGCACCAATATCCCAGTGGCTTACCACGTATATTCCATGCGTCAGGCGATTGAGGAAGGCTTCATTCTCGATGTGCTGAAAAACTACACCAACTACAAAGTCGCCTATAATCTCGCTCTTAAGATACAGGAAAAAGACGACGAGGTTGAAAGCAAAAAAGCCAAGGTCAAGCTGAACCAGTGGGTACGGCTGCATGACTACAATATTGCTCAAAAAGTGCAGATCATTGTTGAGCACTTCAAAGATAATGTGATGGGCTTGTTAGGCGGACAAGCCAAAGCGATGGTGGTTACCAGCTCACGCAAAGAGGCTGTTCGTTTTAAGCTAGCTTTCGACAAATACACAAAAGCCAAAGGCTACGATAAAATCCACTCAATGGCTGCATTTTCCGGTGAGGTGGAGTTTACTGATAAAGACCCGAACTCAGCAGGATTGGTTGGCGAGAAGTTCACTGAAACCAGCATGAACCCAGGCCTGAAAGGCCGCGACATGCGCAAAGCTTTTGATGGTGACGAGTATCAGGTGATGATCGTTGCGAATAAATTCCAGACTGGGTTTGATCAGCCCAAGCTCTGCGCCATGTACGTGGATAAAAAACTGGCCGGAGTGGAATGTGTTCAAACTCTTTCTCGTCTCAACCGTACCTATCAGGGTAAAGCAGAATCCGGCACGTTTGTGCTGGACTTCTTCAATGAGCCAGAAGACGTTCTAGCCCCGTTTCAGAAGTATTATCAGACCGCTGAACTCATGGATGTGTCTAATCCTAATCTCGTCTTCGAACTCTCAGAAAAACTCAGAAGCTCTGGAATTTTCCTATGGAGCGAGGTGGAGCAGTACTGCATTGCCTTCTTGCAAAAGAACAAGAGCAGTGCGGCCATCTCAAATATCTGTAAGCCTGCGGTGGAACGTTGGACCAGCCGCTACAAGTCAGCCGTTGAAGCCTATAAGCGTTCAAAGGATATGTTCGAGCGCGCCAAAAAGGCTGGCGATCCTGTCCTGATTGCCAACACGGATACAACGTTCAAAGACTGCAAGAAAGAAAAAGACGGGCTGGAAATCTTCAAGAAGGATTTGGGCACGTATGTGCGGTTTTATGAGTTCATCTCACAAATCGTGGACTATGATGATAAGGAGTTGGAAAAGCTTAGCCTGTTTGCACGAAGCCTGCGTCCTTTGCTGCGCGAAGCTGCAATTGAGGATGATGTAATCGATCTGGACAATGTCGAACTGAGTCACTACCGACTGTCGAAGCTTAAGCAGCAGGATTTGCAGTTGGTAAGCGGTGAAGGTGAGGGATTGGAGCCAGCTGACGAGCTTGGCAGTGGCAAATCTAAAGATCCCAAAGAAGAATTCCTCTCGCAGATTATTGAGCGTGTGAATGACCTGTTTGCTGAAGATGGGCTTACAGAAAAAGATAAGGTCAATTACCTGTACGTTCTCAAAGACAAAATCTCTGAAAATCCGCTTGTTATGACTCAGATTGAAAACAACACCAAAGATCAGGCAAAGCTAGGCGGTTTCCAAAATGCAGTAGACGATGCCATTATTACGAGTGGTGAGGCGCACCAGAAAATGATGATGCATCTCCTATCAAACCCAGAGAAAGCCGCTGAGATCTCCAACTTGTTACTTGATCTGATGTATGCAGAGAAGAAGCAAACTCAGTTCGATCAATCAGACGTTGAGTAAATCACTCTACGAAAAGTCTTTGTTAAATCGTGTTGATGGCTGTTTTAGCCTGCCACTAATATGCTGCGCCTGCGAAACAACCCAGCATTCAATGCCTTGTCGAATGTCAGCACATGGCCCTCAGTGATCTGTTTGCACTCTCAACGAGAGACTGTTTCCTGTCAGTTGTCACAGCAGTAACTTGAAAGCTCAGAGCCCTGCAGTTGCAATGAGCGAACGCAGCTTGTTGCCCACATCAACCGGATTTTCCGGCTCAGTCATATCTGGCAGCCAGGCGATATCCCATTTGCTGCGTTGTTTGACGCCCAGCGTCGGCTGAACTTCTGCATGGGTAAGAACGGAGTATGGGCTCACCGGGATCTGGTAGGTTTCACAGAGATCAGCAACAGTCTCCGCTAGTGCCTGAACTTGAACTTGCGTGATTGGATACTTGCCGGGATCGAAAGGAGACTCTATTGCGCCCGACATGGCATCAAGGGCAACGCCGATGGACCCGGTGTTAAGTGCTCTAGTATGAGCGGCATAGCGGCCATCGAGGCAATTGGCATTGGCCTCTGGTTTTAGAGCACCTGCATGTGTTCGGCCTGAGCGATCGATGATGATGTGGTAGTGCTGCCGCTCCAGCTCAATGAGCCCGTCCGCGCCTGCTGTCCAATGCAAGATAATGCGATGAAGGCCAGAGCGATGAAACAACTCCTCGACGCGCTTCACGTTCCGCGCTTTCAACGCCTCAGCTATCGCAGCTTTTGTCTTTGGTCCATCAAGACCATCGATGGGACCGGGATCATAGCTCAGCGCAGCAAGTCGGGCTTGGATGTCCCGTGTGGTGTACGTCATGGTTAGTCCTCCAGACATAAAAAAAGCCGCCCGAAGGCAGCTTGAAGAGGTGAGTTCTTTGGAATGCGCAGGCGTCAGGTTCGGTCTTTGGCTTTTCTCGCCTGCGCCAACTCCTTAAGCGCATGGCAAAGCTCTAGGCGCTTTTCACGCACAGCAAGTACAGCTTGCCGGCTACAAGTCTTGCATGTCCGCTTGCGGGACTGCGGAACGGTTTTCAGGAGGTGTTTAATCACGGCGCTTGATCTCCTTGGTTAAGGCGCGAATGGCCTCAGTGCTGGCTTGCAGGCCTTCGATGGCGTCCTTCTGGATCTCGCGAAGGGCAGCGTTGTATTCCTTGGTGTCTTGTCGCCACCAATTGAGCACTCTCCAGGCAAAGAAGCCCAGACCGACAATAGCAACGGCTGCGGGTCCGCCGCCCAGCGCATTGATGATCTCGCCAAGGTTTGTCATTGTGCGTCCGGTACGCCAACGCTGAGATAATGGATCGCCACGCTGACGGTGCCCCCAGTGAAGTCACCGCCCTTGGCGGTCAGGCGAATGGGCGTATCAGCGTAAAAGCCTTGCGGGCCGATGATGCCCTTGTTGGTGCTGCCAGCGGTAATGCCGAGGGAACCGCCGAACTTGGAGAGCTCGCCGTCAATGCCACAATCGTAAGAAGTGGCACCTGTGATTGCTGAGACTGTTCGGGTGGAAACACCAAGGCAGATGGAGCGATCTGGAATGGTGATGGTGGTCTCGACAATAGAGCCTGACAGACCTGAGAGCGTTTCTTCCAGAACACCCAGGCCTGTGGTGCCTCCAAGTGGTCCTTTGGCGACATGAACCAGCGTCGCTGATCTCAAAAGGTTCAAGGCATCGGAGAGAACTTTCCAACTCCCAGCGGTATAGATCAGCAATGTTTCAGCATCTGGGTCCCAGACGCGCATGCCATCAAGGGCGGGCAGCCGGAACCAGCTGCCATCGGCATAAAAGGCCACATCCTTCTCCCAGCCAGTCCATGCGTCTGTGGCGGGAAAACTCACGATGTAAGCATCGCCCTCACCGGGGGAGCTTGGCGGTGCTGCCGAAGTTGCATTGAGGACCCGCATCTGAATGAGGCCGTCGAGTAGGCGAAGGGCTTCGTTGTGGGTGATATGCTTTTGCGCCTGCGCGGCCGTGATGTAGGGCAGGGCAAGCCGAGAAGTTGTCTCTGACATGGATATGGCCTCAGAAGTGCAAAGTGGTGGTAAGCGGCATGCCGCGGCCTAAAGTGTTGGAGAGCTGGTAGATGCGGATGAGAAGCGTATCTCCAGACGAAAGTATTGCTCCAAAGTCCTCAATCTGCTGCGTGCCGATATAAATCACGCTGGAGGTTGTTGAACTCAGCGTGCGGATTACTGAGCCGTCTTTCAGAACCTCCACCTCATAGGCCTCGATGGCTTCGCCAAGTGGCACATCGCGTGACAGCCAGCTGTCCGCTTCGGGCAAACGGGACCGTCTGATCCAGAAGAGAGCGAGGTCACCGGGAAGACGTCCTTTGCGAATAGGTTGTGTAACATGAACCGGAGACAATGGACGCAAACCATTGGCTTCCGGCGTAAAGCCTAATGCCAACGTGGCAGGATCAGAAAGCGACGCTCTTCCGGGCACGATACGCCACCGGAACGGCAAGCTTATCTCGCTCAAAGTGATGGGAGCCGGAACCAAATTATCATCAAGACGGATGATCCTTGCGCTTGCCGGGAGTGTATCGACGATAGAACTCTCGGTACCACGTTGACCGCGAAGCAGCCGTGAGAGTTTGTAGGTGCTAGGCGCTAAGAGCTCTGCTCTGCTGGCCTGAATGATCTCCCAGGTGTTTGGAGCAGTCTCAATGGCAAAAGCATTGCCGCCCGCAAGGAGCTCTAAGTCTGGAATGCTCTCGATTGTTCCTGAAGAGACTGAGATTACCAATTCACTGCCAAGATCAAACCGGGAGGTAGGACCTCGCTTAAGGGGCTCTAGTGTCACCCCAAACTGGGCTGGCGTGGTGATCTCGGCAACCCGTTTGAATCCTGCGTCTGCTTGACTGCGATAGACATTGAGAACACCCGGCCAGGGATCGGCATAAGCTGCCATCAACGGCTGATGAGCAGGGGAGTTGTCTGAGAGCTGCGGCAGATCGAGAAACGCAAACAGAGGTTTTCCGAATACAACCGCCTGCGAAAGCGCTCCATCTGTTCTTTTCCGCGATGGTCCAGGTGGCATATCGTAGACTTGGCGATCTTGCTGGATGCTGGTCACCTTGCGCTCCAGGCCATCATTGACACTCAAGAGCTGCAGATCATAGCTGCGCCCATCATGGTCCAGCGCAACCACGTCTGTTGGATCAAGGGCAAGCTCTGACGGCGGTAGCGCAAAGCTGGCACCGTCGCGTCCAACCCAGGCTTCTTGCAGGGCGCGGCGCACCCGGCGCTCCGCTTCTTCCGGGGCAACGGCAAGCGGGAAGTTTTCAGAAGAGATACGGCTCGCCTGCACTGTTACCCGCTGCGCTTCCACCTGAATGGCGTCATAGTCTTCATCGGCGCGGGCGACAGACCATTTCAGCGCCTGGGGCAGTTCGGTTTCCTGCGCGCGCTCAAACTCGATGGGCTCAGTGTCTTTTGGTGCTGCCACCAGATCATCAAGCTCAAGGCGTTTGACGGCACCACGCCCACGCACCTTAAAATGCAGAATGCCTTCGCTCTCCACGGCATCAAAGCCGAAGTGACGGGCCAGCACGGCAATTGATGCACGCGGGCTTTGCAACGCAGAAATCACATAGCCTTCAACGGCACCATAAAGATCTGAGGTGTCGATCAGATCTCCGCTCAGCCCAGCGCGTTTACATAGGTGTTTGACCAGCGCACCAAGCCCAACAGCCCCGAGCCGTCCTCCCAGCCAGTGCCCCAGTCGCCAGTTGTCACCATCTGACCAGATGTTGGTGAGTTCTGGAAAGAACGGATAGGGCCGGGCATCCCATGTCCAGGCAGAGCAATTGCCAAGGTCCAGCATGGGACCGTCATAGGCGCTTGATGTGGGATTGTTGCCCGGCTCTTGCCAATAGCTCAGCGTGGCATTCAAGTAAGCCCGCTGGATGGCATCATCACGCCAGGCACGAGAAAAGTAGGGCGCTTTGGATTCTGATGATTTGAGATCAATGAATACGTTGGGCTGGTTGGTGGCGTGGTCTACAGCAGGACAGCCGAACTCGGTAAACCAGATGGGTTTGCTCTGTGGTATCCAGGCCGTTGGCTCTGTCCCCTCCACACCGCCTGGGCGATCATAATGCTGATTGCTCCACCAGCTCTGTAGGTCCTTATAGCGAAACACCCAAGGCTTATTGTGGGTGCCATCTGTGATTGGCGTTCTGACCTGAGCAATGCGATCAGCATCGCTTGCATAAAACCAGTCAAAACCTTCGCCGCCGGCAATGTTGCCCTTCAAATAACTCTGATCGAATATGTGCGGGTAGATCTGCGCATCCAGATGGTCAAAACCATCGCGCCAATCGGAAAGCGGCATGTAGTTGTCGATACCGATAAAATCACAGGCTTCATGAGCCCAGATTGGGTCAAGATGAAAGAAGAGGTCTCCGCTGTCACCTGCCGACCTGAAGCCGAAATACTCGGACCAGTCGGCGGCATAAGAGAGCTTGGTATCTGAACCTACAACAGAGCGTACATCGCTCAGTAAGCTGCTCCATTGCTCAATTGCGGAAAAGCTGTTTGCTGGTCCTCGCACTTGATTAAGCACGCGCATTTCTGAGGCGATGAGAAACGCATCCACTCCGCCAGCAGCTTTGCACAGATGGGCATAGTGCAGGATCATGCGGCGCAGGCCCCAATCACCCGATGGTCCCGTCCATGAAACGCTTGTCCCGCTCACACTGAAATCACCAATAGCAGCAGAACCAAACAGCGCAGACACTTGTCCAACTGCTGCTTCGCTTTTGTCCGGAGAGCCAGCAAAACCAGGGGCAGGAGAGCATGTTATCCTGCCACGCCAGGGATAGGCGGGTTGACCGATCGTGCTTGCATCATCGCTATAAGGATCTGGCAGCGTGTTGTTTGGCGGGATATCCATCAGGATGAAGGGATAGAAGGTAACCCGCAGGCCACGGGCCTTTATTTCCTTGATTGCCTCGACAATAGAAAAGTCGGCAGGTGTTCCGCCGAAGACAGGATCTCCCTTATCATCACGGCTGACCAGAAAAGCATCAGACCGACTGACACCATTGACGTTCCAGGACGTGCTGGCATTCTTGGTCGGTTGATCGACACCTGGGCGGATCTTGCAAGTCTCGCATCTAAGGTCATCTCCAAACCAGGCAACCACAAGCGAGATGCTTTGGATGTTTGGGGCTGAGGCTTGCAGGCGGTCCAGGGCACCGATGAGATCGGCTTGTGTTGCTTCTGCATTTACGTTGATGCCGGCTGTCTTGGCGCCGCCTTCGGATTTGGTCACCTGCCGTGTGGCATAGACATATTCGCCAGATGCCGGGATCAACGTGGCCGATTGCAACTGGCCTTCCGGTGTGCCGTCCAAGAGCGGGCGAAACACTTCCACCGTGATCTGCGGAATGCGGTTGCCATAGCTTTCCAATAGCAGCTCTTCAAAGACCAGATAGGCTGTGCCGCGATAGGCCGGTGCCGCGTTCATCTTAGCCTTGATGAGGGGATCTGGCTCTTGGGCCTCATCGCCTGCATACCAGCGCCAGGTGACACCTTGCAGATCCATAAGCTCACCATCTGCCCAGATGCGACCAATGCCGGTAAGAACCCCTTCGCACAGTGCGATGGCAAACGAGGCATAGTAGGCATAGGTGGTTGTGGTGACCTTCGGTCCGCCGCCTTTACCGCCACCTTGGGTTTGCTGGTTGATCTCCTCGCGAAAGTCAGTTGCCCAGATGATATTGCCACCGATCCTCATGCGGCCAAACATACGGGGAATGACAGCTCCCTCTGTTGAGGTGGTGACTTGCAGGCGATCAAGTCGCTGGCCCTCGATGGTCTGGTCAGGAAGCGTCGTGCTGATCAGCCAGCTGTCAATATACGAGCCAGCTGCTGCGCCGATTGCACCACCGATTGTGGCTGCGGTCACGCCAAGAAACGAGCCGCCAATGGCTCCGCCCACGGCGGTGCCAACAGCGCCAAGGACAAGTGTTGCCATGAATGCCTCATGCTTGAGCTTGCTTGTGTATCAAGTATGCTTAAGTTGTTTTAAATTGCATTTTGAGGAGAGTGTCATGAAGGAAACTAGCTTTCGCTCAACAGCGTCATTTGGAAAGCGCCAGGAATATGTAGCTGTAGCTGAGCTCCTTAAGAGGGGCTATGATGTTTACATGACTCTTGTCGATGATCAGCAGATTGATTGCATCATTCGACTTCCAACCTCTCCGCCGCAGTATATTGATTTGCAAATCAAAGCGCGTTCTACAGCCGCAAAAAATGCAAGTACGTTTTCTGCTATGGAGATTAGAGAGCCAAGGGAAAACTTCTATTTCCTCTTCTATTCAGAGGCGTGCGATACTTACTGGGTAATGCCGTCCTTGGAGCTCATTGAGAAAGCAAATCAAAACAAGAGCGGCAAGAACGCTGGGAAGTACAGCATTGTATTTGCGAATGAAAATGCGGCAGGTAAGTGGGTCCCTAGGCCTAAATGGAAGCAATACGAGAATGCCTTTAATCTTCTGTCTTTAGCTTGCGAAAAGTCAGAAGCTGAACTTGCTTGATGTATTTGCTTTAAACCCAAATGCCAATCTCCGCATCCACGTCTTTGTCAGCTGTTGTTCGATCACCCCAACCCGCTCATAGGCGTGGATGAAGTGGGCCGCATCACTCATGATCCCGCAATGCTTGGCGATTGCAGCATCTTTCATCCGAAACAGCAGAATACAGCCAGGCTTGATATCCTCCAGAGACACCGGCAGCAGCCACTTGCTTGCCCCTTCCGCTAGCACTTCCACATCTCCGGCTTCCCCCCAATCCCGTGTATAGGGCGGGATGTCAGTTGGCTCGTCACCAACAACCTCACGCCAGACACCGCGAACGAGCCCAAGACAATCACAGCCCACGCCGCGAACACTGGCCTGATCGTGATAGGACGTTCCGATCCAGCGCTGAGCAGCAGCAACAATGCGCTTTGCTTGATCCTTGTTCACAACGGCTCACCCTTATGCCCACGACTAGTAGCGGCATAGCGGATCAGCGTGTCATTGCCGGGAATGTGCGGGAAGCCGCGATAGTTATCGCCGTTGCTGAACTTTTCCAGACAAGTTTGCCAGAGCTTGTCACAGCCGGCCTTAATCTGGAAAGTATCTCCAATAGTAAACCGTCGCACCGGCGCTTCCAGCAATGTGATGATGGTAACGCCAGAGATGATCTCATGGCGGGAGACTTCTACCTGCCGATCTTGGTTCTCGCCACTCTGCCAGTTAAGCAGGCCAAGAGCAAACCAGTCAGCTGCAAATTCATCTAAGCCAGAGACGACAAAGCCACGATCGCTGATGAGGCTGGTGACGGTGCCGGTAGTGCTAAGTTCAGGCGCTTCCAGATTGACCTTGCAGCGGTTGTCACCAAGAGCTGCATCGCAGGCATTCTGGAAGGTGCGGCCTACGCTTTGCTCCAGCACATGGGCCATGCTGCGCACCTCGGCGACAAAGGCGGTTTTGCCGCGCCGGATTTGGCCGATGGATCCGCGCCGCATTAAAACCCGGTCTTCAGCGTTTCGCCAGTTGACCCGCCATACCTCTACGCTGGCATTGTCCCAAAGCCCGGCAAAGATATCGGGCTCGGAGATATGGTCGGAAGATAGCACCCCTTCGGCTTCCTGAGCATCAACGGCAAGATCAGAAGAGGCACGCAACTCTGATGGAATGAGCCCGGTCTCCGGTTCAAAGCTGGTGCCATCAAACTGAAGTGTCAGATCATGATCGGTAAAGCCAAAGACCACACCGTCTTTGCGGATCAGCCGCCAGCACCAACACAGGGTGGTGGTGCCGCTGGCAAGGTGAGTTGCCAGGTCTTCCGAGAGCTTCTTCATGTGTCAGGTGTCCCGAACTTCAATGAGCGGAATAGAGGTGATGGACCCGAGGCGCTCCAGGTCTAGCGTGATGTCGATGCTGTCGGTGTCAAAGCGGCAGGGCACATCAAACTCAAAGCCTGCGGTGATGACAGCTCCTGCTGTAGGAGCGCTATTGAAGTTGATGAGACCAGTGGCAAGGTCAGCTGTCCAGCCGCTGGCTTGCGTGAGGCCATTCACTGCAATACGGATATTATCGGCAACAGGCTTTGTGATTGTGCGCCAGTATCCAAGCGCCTCAGTGCCGTAGAGTTTGCGCAACTGGAATGCTGCCTGCGTGCCATCCCCAACGCCCAGCTGCTGATCCAGAGGTGTGATCGCTCTTGAGGGCATGGAGCTTTTATAGTCGGCCCAATCCTTGAAGCGGAAAGCATAGAGCCTTCCATTGCGTGCTTCAAAGAAGGCAATGACCTCTTGCAGTTGGTCATTGCTGCGAATGCCAAAAGCAACATCATATTCACGCCGGGAGTTGGCCCAGGAGGCATTACGCTCCTCATTTCCAGAGTAAAGCTCAACCACTTGCGTGCGGCGGCGCGGTCCACCGCGGGCTCCGCGGCTGATCTTCTCCGGGAACCGCACATCATGAAAGACCATTAAAGCCCTCGGCGACCGCGAGCCACCACCCGCTGAATGTCAGCTGCCACCTGTGTTCTGGATTGGCGAAAGGACTCTGCATCGCGGGTTTCGATATTGACGATAACGGGCGGCATAGATTGTTGTTGCTGCTGCCTGCCACCTCTGAACTCATCAATGATCCGCTCTTGCGGATGCATCAGCGCGAGGAACCCGCCGCGGCCATCAAGCCCGCCGGTGCGCGGGGCCGAGCCCGTATGCCCACCACCGGCAAAACTTGTCGTCGGCGTCAGGAGCGACTTGAAGAAGCCAGACAGCAGGTTTTGCAGACCGCTGGATGGATTGCTCAAGCCCGCAGAAAGCCCCGAGGCAATGGGTCCAAAGATAAAGCGCCGGGCTGCCAGCTTGGCCATATCGGCAATGAGCGAGGTGATGAGGCTTTTAAACTCCAACTTGCCGGTTTGAACGAAGTTCGCAATGGCTTGCTCGCCATCTGAAAACACTTTGGCAATGCGATCGCCAAAGGCAGCGCCAATATCGCGGGCACTGGCCACATAGGCCTCGATTGATGCAAGTGCTGCCTCCCATCCGACCTTGGCCTCTTCTGCAGCTTTTTTGACTGCCTTGCCGGTTTTATCTGCCGTTTCAGCAATGCGGCTGAGGGCGTTCTGGACAGCGCGGGTTTTGATGGCAGAAAACAACTCACCCATGGGATCTTGCTTCGCGATTTCAGTAACGAGCTCATCCAGCGCTCTGGAAGCAGTCGCGACCTGATCGGCATAAGGATTGGCGATCTGCTCAATCTGGATGTTTTTGAGCTGGCCAATACGGAAGTTTTCATCAAGGCCTGGAATATTGGATAGAACCCGATTAGCCGCTCGGCTTAGCGTGTTAAGGCCCTGGGTGGTTTTGCGGATCATCAGATTGATACCACGGATGACTGCATTGGTGGCTCCGATCATGAGTGCTGCAAAGGCAGCTGGCAATTGCTCCCAGATGGTGGTGATGATCTCATAAGTGATCTTCATCTCGTTGATGATGAAGTTACCGGTTGCTTTGGTGGCAGCCACCACACGGGTCCAGGCTGCTTCAAACCATGGAGCAATCGCATTGATAAGAGGAGCGACCAGCGCATTAAACCCGTCACGGATGAGTTGCCAGACCGCCAACAAAGTATCACCCATGGTGACAGACACATCGGTGGTCTGGTTGATCTCATAGGTCAAACCTGCAAGGGCAGCTGTCACCACACCCACGGCAACAGCCACTGGCCAGAACCTGCGCGCCACACCGACAAGAAGGGATCTTAGATCTTTGAAGGCTCCAGAGACGCCGCCATTACCAAAACCATAGATCTGGGCAATCTGCGTGCCTTGCTGGGCCAGCACCAGAAACGGGTTCTGCCCACCGGCCAGCGAGACGCCAATATCATTCACCTGAAAGAACATCTGCTGCAGGCGCAGGGTCGCACCTCGCGATGCACGGGCCATACGGGTGATAGCCGTTGTTCGGTTCTTAAGGGCGGCAATGCTTTGCAAGGTCTCGCTGCGTTCGCGAGAAATAGCAGCTGTCATCTCATTTGCAGAAAGCGCGCCTTCCAGATGGGCGGCTTTAATCTCTGAGATGGCTTGCCGGTATCTGCGGATCACACCAAAGACAGGATTGTATCTGGCCCGTAGATCATCAAGTGCCTGGCCTTGGGCGAGAAACTCTGCTGTGGTTTTGCCAATCGCGGGTGTCACGCCGCTCATACGATTGATCTGATCAATCAGCGGTGTGGTGGCTGTTGCCGTTGCTCTGAGGGCATTGGCTGATCGCGCAGCTTTTGCGGCAAGCTGTTCCAATTGTTCTCGGCCTCTGGCAACAGCTAAAGAGACCTCATCAAGTCCCGCATTAGCAGCCTCGCTGGCCGAGCCGATCTGGGTAAGAGACACACTACCAGTCTTGCCGATGGCAGCCAGATCATCTTTGACGGCTTTACCGCCAATAGCTGCTAGCCTGACAGAGACCTTGCGCTCAACCATCCGCCTGCAGCCTCTCGTTAATCTTGGCACATGCGATCTGCTCGATCTCGGGCAGGATCAAAGCTGCCAGATATGGATTGGCATCAAGATTATCAGCAAGCTTTAAGGCAGCTCCCATGTCCCAGCCCAGAACCACATAGCCGTTCATGGTGGAGATGGTGCGCACCTGACCGCCCAGTCTCATGACGACCTGCCAGAGCCGGCGGCCTTCCTGGCTTTGCGGCTGGTGTTGTTTTTGCGGGCAGTCTTTGCATTTACTGGGGCACGCGCTGCAATACTCTGCGCCGCCGCTGAAGTGCCACTCAGCAAGGGCGCAGAGACGTTTTTTTCTTCAAGTATATCTTTGTCTACCTGAAGCCAATATTGCATGTAGTAAAGCAACCAAGCATCGGCAATTTGTGGGTGCCTCAGAAATGCTTCGATGTGGTCAGGTGTCAACTTTGCCTTAACGCCAGCCTCTTCTTCCACACCTTCCCAGTCACGAATGACTTGCTGTGCAACGACTAGAGACAGAACACGGGCAAGCCTGGTGGCTTTGCCGGGCTCGATCACCTCAGATAGAGGTTCGTCACCGGCAAGAGCGATCAATCGTTCATCCTCTCGGGCGGCGTCCATGATGTCGGTGATGGCGGGATCGGCCAGTACCCGAATGCCAGCTTCGGGGATGAGGTCATACCATTTGGGCTCTAAGCTAAGATCAAGGCGCATGGCAGTCTCCTTGCCGCGTTTTCCCGAAAAGTGGTCCGGTTTTCGGATAAGAAAACGATCTAAACAGATGGGTTGTCATAGGAAGCAACATCGTTCTTAAGCATGATTGTTGCCATTCGGCCCAACGCCTCGTCACGGGCCGCTTGCCAGGCAAAGCTCACCTGAACACCGCCGGGTCCTTCAATGGCAAGCTTAGGCTTAGGCAAGTAAACCGCCTGGGCGACAAGCTCAAAGTTGGTGTCATTGCCCAGCGCATAGCGGAAACTCAGTTTGCAGGGTTCTCCAGCAAGTGCTTGAGACAAAAGCGTCTGATCGGCAAAGCGCACATCGATGGTGCCGGATAGCATGGCCATAGCCGGATCTGCGTCATCAATCATGCCATCTCCGCGGATAGTCTCGATAGGCTCCAGATTGTTGGTATAGGTGATCTGGCCAGAAGTGATGTTGCCGAGTTGAGTATCGTTGCGCAGGATGGACCCGCTAAAAGAGCCAAACCGCTTGAGAGGCAGTTGCTCCAGATCACCGGTGTTGGAGGTGGTGCCAGTAACCTCACCTTGAGCAATCAGGTTGACGGTGGCCGTTACCAGTCCTGAGCGCTGCATGGTCCAGTTGATGGAGTTGGCACGGCATCCTGTGTTCATCGCAAAGTAGGGTACATCCGGCATGCCCACCTCAATGGCAAGACTGGGCAGGTCCCATTTACCACTTTGAAACTCATGCGAGTAGGGCGCTGCAGAACCTGTTGTCTCTGGTGCGCCGAACAGCGCCTTTAGCCAGATGCCAAGATAGCGCACATCAATGGGCACGCTGATATCGCCTTCCGTGGTGATGGCGTCTTTGACCGGCGGGTAGGGATCGCGGCCCTGACCCAGAAGCTCGCTTTCCAGCAAGGGCTGCTCACTGCCAAGGTTGGAACTGGCAAAGGGCATCTTCCAATATGAGCCCGCAGCTGGAGCGGTGCCATAGGTTGTTTCAAAGGCAGCTGCCAGAACAGAGCGGGCACCTCGGGCACGGGCCATAGGTCTTCCTTTCTATGCGAGGGGATCGGAGGAAGTGTAGATGAGCTTGATGGTGATGGTTGCAGCCTTGATGGCTTGCGTGCCTTCCAATGCCAGATCAATTGGCGCTGGAGCTTCGGCCTCCACGTAATCGCACAGACCACTAAGACTGCGATCGGATGCAATGGCAGCACCTACCGCCTGCTTTAGCGTATCAAAGTTGGCATCCCGCACCTCAGCCTCTCGTGCCTCAACCAGCAAATCCACGTCCGCGCGGTGCTCATAAAGGTATGAGGGCGGTGACAGCGTTACTTCCGGCTCACCCGGATCGCCATCGCGCAGGATCAAGAGACCAGCCTCAGGGATGCGTTCAGGATAAGCGTCATTACGCAGGAGTTTTACGCCTGCAGGCTTGTTGCTTTGCAGCATCTCGAACAGAGCTTTCAGCACTTGCTCAGAGGTGCTCAAGTTCATCACCGATCTTTCCAGTTGGCAACAATCAGGCCGGGCAGACGGCTTTCCCAAAGCTCGGTGTCACGGTCGAGATCCAGGCGCTTCTTGAGTTTGACCTGGGGCACCAGCAAAAACACCGGGATGGTCTGAGCGCCAGTCAGGATACCGTCTTTTCGTCGGCGACCACCTTTCTTGCCAATGCGTCCGCGTTTGGTAAAGCGGGCGTCGTCAGCGACCAGTAGCGAGGGCTGTCCACGCCGATAGACAAAGCGCAGGCGAATGCCGGTACGCCGTTCAAAGCCACCAGGCGTAATGCGTTTGTTTTGCGGTCCGCGCATTTTGGCGGCAACGCCAATGGGAATGGCAAGAAAGAAACCGTCCTTGGAGCGGATAAGAATACCGCGGTCATGGGCATCCACCACTTTGCTGGCCCGGCTGTAAACTAGGCTGGCCGCTTTGAGGCTTGTGCCGCGTAAAGGATAACTCTGCTGGCGGATAGTTCGGGACAGCTTGGTGCCAAGGCCCGCGCTTTGGATTTGTGCACGCCAGTCGTCTTTAAGGCCCTTGCCAGCAGCGCGAATGCCTTTGGTGACAGCGTTTTCGGCAAGCTCCAGCTCCTTTACCATCAGGTCTTCTGAAGAACCTTTGACGCTGATGAGAAGCTTCATAAACTGGCAGCTTCCCCTTGCCAGATAAGATGTTCGCGGTCTCGGCCAGGCTCGCCAGTGATCTCATAGACTTGTCCTGATGGTGTTCCGTCGTCGGCTAAAAGCTCGAAGGTATCGTGTTTGGATAGCTCAGGGACTTCGCTTACCCGCATATCAATGAACATGGCATCCTGCCGAAACCTGCCGCCATTAAACTGCTGTAGGGCATCGGGGGAGCGTAGGATAACGCGAACTAGCAGGCCACCACCTTCGCCTTGGCTGCGGTAAAGCGCAGTGCGGGCCATGCTATCATCGGCAAAGATCAGATCAATGGCTGAGGAGAAGAACTCCATCAGCCAAACGAGCCGTTCAGCCGTACCTTGCCAAGAATATCGGTGGCCCCACCACCAACGGCTTCAATTGCTGCACCGATAAGCGTGTTATCTGTAGCAACATTGGTGCAGTGTTTGGCTGTGTTGTCCCAATAGACAGCGGTGCCCAGGCTCCACGCCTCCGACGGGGCTTTGGCGAGCTCATAGGTGCCCACAAGGTTCAGTATACCGCTTGCGTTCTCCGCTATATCGCCCGCGGCAACACCGAAGATGGTGCCGAGTAAGGCGCCGCTACCGGAGCTAATCGGTGCGCCTGTGTCATTGGTGAACGTAAGTGTATTTCCCTGAGAGATGAAGTTCTTCATGGGCTATGACCTCTGGGTTTCGGAATAGGGCAGCATCGCGGTTTTACTCCCACGAAGAGTATGGCAAGCTGAGACTGTTGTTGTAAAACACTGCAAGAGGTATCCGACCATGTCAGCGCTAGCTGTTATTCGCAGATTGTTGCCAGAATTTGGGACAACTTATGGCCCTCCCGATGATGGCCCGTTTCCTGCGATACTAATTCTACATGGATCTGAGGGGAGCAGTTCCGGCTGGTCGCATCGAACCGCAGCTATTCTTGCTGCTTCAGGTTTCCTCTCATACCCGCACGGGTACTCTGTTGGTGGCAATGCGTGGAATGCTGGGGCGATCGAAGATGTCGAACTAACGCGCACCGTCGATGCCATTCACGCTCTTCGTGAGTTTGAAGCATGTGATGGTCGGGTCGTACTATACGGTGTCTCACGAGGGGCTGAGCATGCATTGCTCGTCGCATCGCTTATGGCTCAAAAAGAGATAGATGGACGACCCGACGCAGTTGCTTGCCTTGCTGCGCCAGACGTTGTGTGTGGAGCATTTGATGCAAAGCACTTTCGGGACGCCGGTGACCCCGGCTGGCAGGTGTGGGATTGTGCGCGTCGTGCATGGTGCTGGAATGGTGATTCTAGCAATCTGTTACCGACCACACCGATACCAGTTGAAGCTTTTCCTGAACCTCTGTTTCTTTCTGCTGGCCTTAAAGATCTCACTTGGTCGCCTGAAATGACACGCCGACTGGAAACTCGTCGAGAGGAAAGCGGTTTGCCTGTAGAGGCTCACTATTACGCAGAAGAAGGTCACGTGCCGGGTAGTGATGGAGAAAATCTACACCATAGTTTGCTGATCGATTTTCTGGAACGAAGTCTAGCTCTCAAGGGTGAACAGGCCTGCTCTGATGCTGAACCCTCAGTATGTTGAACTTGCTGATATTGCAAAGAAAAATATCCCAAACTTTCAGTACGTTACGCCGCTGCGCCAGGGTTCTTATAGAGCCCGCGGTGGTCAATGGCCTTGGCGGCAAAGTCATGCCTGGCCTTGATCTCAATGCCGTCGACCTCAAAGCCTGTGCGGGTTTCAGTAAAGACACCTTCCTGGCCCTCCAGATAAGCAAACTCCACTGTATCAATACGAGCCGGATCCGCAGCCATGAACCAGGGATCCTGTCCTGATGCCGGGATCAGGCGCGGTTCTTCTATGGGTTCAAGGCGGCCAGCATAAGCATTCACATCCGCGGTGTTGGCCGGTGTGGTGGCCGTGATCTGCTTGCGTGCTTCGACTGACCGCGGGCCGGGCGGTGTGATGATGTAGCGTGGCTGCACCGAGATCAGCCTCCCTTCAAGCCCCTTGTGCAGGCCAAAGGCGCGGTAGGCAGCGGTGAGGGACGTTTCATCAATTCTGGCTGCAGCGCCCAGATTGTTATGCTTTGCATGAAACAACGCAGTCCCATCCTGCATCACCGGATTGTCCTTGAGGATAGCGTAGACAATGTCGCTTTCCAGATCAGCAGCTGATGCACCAAAAGAGCGCGGGATCCGGGTAAAAGCATCCAGATCATCATTTATCAGTGCCTGGCGAGTGATAGCGATGATCTTGCCGTAGGTGGCCAGTGCATAGACTTCTTTGCCTTCGCCCATGGTTCCGTATTGGAACTCGCCAGATTCGAGCACTTTTTGTAAGTCTGGCGCGCCGCCAAGCTGGGTGCGCTGTACGGGTTTGAAGTCAACGATGGTTGTACGCCGGGCCCAGGGGCGGAAGGTGCGCGGGGTGATGTCATAAGCATCGCGCAAAGTCTTGCCGGCCACATTGGCAAGAATGGCCGGAAAGTCAGAAGTGGCGTGATAACCTGCAGAGCGCATGGCAAAGGCGGCAGTGGCCAACTCCATCTTACTCATGCCAAGGGTGCTGAAGCCGCGCCGCTCCAGAGAATGACGGGCAAGTTCCAAAAGTGTCATGCCACGAAACTGCCGAGCATCCTCACCAAGTTTGTTGAGATCAGGCGAAGCGCGGTGTTGCAGCGCATTGGTGAGGGCATCGCGATAAGAGATCTCTCGAGTGTCTTGTTCTCGTGCTTCTGCTGGGGCAGGCTCTGTGGTTTTGCCTTTGAGCGGATCAGCCTCGTAGATCTTGTCGAGGATTTCTGATCGGGCGGTCTCCAGGGACACGCCGCGGGCAATCAGATCATCAGCAAAGCTATCTTCCAGTTTATGTCGCCGGCACAGTTGTGTGATGGTGCTGACACGGGTGCGTTCTTCAGTGCGCACTGCCTCCGCATTGGGCTCTTCCTCAGGAGGTGACGCTGATTGCTCTGGCGTTTTCGGAGGATCGGTTCTTACTGTATCTGTTGCAGGTTTGTCATTGGGCGTATCTGGCATCACGGACTCCTTGGAGGGCGACGAGAGGTTCAAGTTGCGAACAAGCGTGCAGGGACTGAACGAAGGCGCTATCTCATTTGAGCTTCGGGTTTGCGCACCCGGATCAGCGGGAATAGCAACTGCTGAGACTTCCAGAGGCTCCCAGTCGGTGGCACGCCAGAGTTCACGTTTGCCTTCTTGTGCTGTGATCTCATAAGTGTGGACGCGGTAGCCAACGGAAACACTGCGCACGGTGCCTTCCAGGATACGCTGGACAATGCCTGAGGCATCAGGTGCGTCTGTCAGCCGGATGGTGGCAAAGCCTTTCCCGTCTTGAAGACGCACGGAGCCTGGAACAACAGAACCCAGCACATTCTCCAGACGCCAGGCATTGTGGGAATTGAGGAACGGGGCACCGGCATCCAGCCTCCCCAGGCGAACGGACCTCTCATCCACCTGCAGCTCTTCATCGTATTCAACAAGCTCATCCCAACCTTCCCAGCGCATGCGCTGGACGGTGGCACCCGTGGTCCAGACAATCTCAATGGTGCGTGCCTCGCGGTCTACGCTATCTGCACGCACTTCTGCAGCCCGCCCCAAAAGCGGCAGGCCTAACGTTTGCTCTGGCATCAGGTTTCGTCTTTCGCTGTGCTGCTGGATGGTTCTGGTTTCGGACCCGTTTCGAGGTCAGCTTGTGCAAGGCCCGCGCGGGACATCTTGCGTGGATCGCTGTCGAGGACCAGACCGAGGTCATCGGTTTCCTTGAGGAACGCTGCTTGTTCTTCCACCACCTCGCGTGGATCATAGCCACGCTTGGCAATTTGCTGGGGCAGGGAGGTGAAGCCTGATCTGGTCTCGATAAGATCGGTTTCAGCATCCTGCTTGGGATTGACGCTTTCAAACTTGGGCGGTGCCCATTCTGCCGGTATGTCCGGCGTATCGGTAAGACCTGCGGTAAAAGCGGCCTCAATAAACCAGGCCCAGATACGCTCGCAGAACATCGGGATTATGATGTGCCACTGCACCTGATCGACCATGCGGCGGAACTCATTGAGGCCTGCCCGGTTGGAAGAAAAGTTGGCCTGACTGAGGTCACCCGTCATCAGCGCATAAGGCATCCGAAAACCCGAGGCGATGATATGCATCTGCACCCGGTTCCACTCTGCAATACCGCCAGAATGACCTGGTGTGTTAAAGCGAATATCCTTGCCACCCCGTGCATAGGCGATCATACCGGGAGAGAACTGTTCGATCTGGTTGCCGTCAGCATCTTCAACCGTGGGCGCAACAGAGGCTCCGCCATCGCCGTCTTCGCCCAGCACCACGCCGACTAGGCAGGCTTCGGTTTTCTTGCGCACCATTTCGGCAAGCTGCCAATCACCTAGATCCCGAAGCGCTGTCATGGCGGGCGTTCCCCACGGCACACCGCGTGACTGCACCCGCTGACGCTCAAACAGATGTGCCACCATGTCTGCCGGTATGCGAATGGATTCCAACCGGCGCGTGAAGGCAGAGGTGGTGTCTCCCGGATGATCTGGAAACATCCAATAAGCGGTCCGCCTGCCAGCCTTGTCGTATTCAATGCCTTGGCGAATGGAGTTGTCTTTGGCTTCACTCAGCCGGGAGGTATCCAGATGGTCGGCCTCGCGAAGCTCAATCTGCAAGGGCACCTTGCCTTTGGAGCTGCGCTGAGGGCGTTTGAGGGCAAAGACCTCACCGCCTTCAATCATCTCACGCACGGCCAGGCTCAAGAGCCCATGAAAGTCCGTATGACCATGGGCATCGCAAGCCTTTGCCCATTCGTTCCAAAGCTTGTCGATCTTCTTGTTGCGCGCTTTGTTGGATGTGGCCGCCCGTGGCCTTATGCCGGGGCCAACCATGTTGTTGACGAGCACCTGAACCGCTTGGGCTGCCAGTGGATTGTTGCGGACAAGATCACGCATGCGCTCCCGCAGAAGACCGCCTGCTGCTGTGATCTCACTGTCAGCTGCTGTATTACTGGAGCGCCAGCCGTCGCTCAATCTACCCTTTTGCGCCCCTTCATACAGTCGGCGTAAATTGGCAAGGGTGGCGCGGCTGGCATAGCGCTTTGCGGCGCGCGTTGGTGAAAACAGAGCCAGCGCCCGATCACTCCAGGTAAAGGATACCTGCACCGGCTTGGTTCTCATCGGATCTCGCGGGTGAACCGGGCAAAGCCAGCTACAGGTTTTTTCTTGCCGCTTGTTGCTGCAATTTCCGCTTCAATGATGCGGATCCGGGCAAGAAGCTGGGCACCGCTATCGTACTCAACTGTCTTGCCTTCATAAGAAACACGGGTGGCACCAGCTGCATAGGCTTTCTTCAGGGCAGCCAATTCTGCTGGCGTCCAGCTCATTTGAACCAGTTCCTCTGTTGTTTCCCAAACCAGGTGTTCTGCTTGGCCTTGCGGGAGCGTCGCTGGCGGCGCGGTTGGCCCGCAGGTTCTGGGGCAGATTGCTGCGCTTGTTTGAGCTGGGCTTCCAGGTCCTGCCAGCGGCTTTCATCCCAGCGGTCAATGCCAAGCAGCCAGGCCACAGCTCGGGCGTAGACGCGGCTATCCAATGCCTCGTTTCGTTCTCGGGTTTTGACCCATTCTGATTTGGCAAATCCGGTACGTTTGTTCTTGCGTTGAACCAGCTGCTCGGCGGTGATCTGCTTGAACCATTCAGCACTGACACCCTGACCCACGTGGATGAAACCATCGGGATAGGTTTTGCCAAGGGCAAGATCTTCGTCGGTGGGTACATTCAAGCGGAAATAGCGATAGGTCTCCAGTTTGAAGACGGAAACCGCCACATTCCAAAGAGCCACTCCGCGGGAGATTTTGCGCCCTCCCTCAGTCACGTCCACATAGCTGGGGCCATCAACGGGCGCGATGCGATCGAACCCGCCACGGCCCTTGAGGGCAATCACCTGGCCGCGGCCCATCTTACGCACCCAGGCATAAACGGAATCCACCGTCATGCCGTCACCCGTATCAATGCCCACACGGGCGAGGGACATGGGTACACCGCTCTCATGCGGCCAGGTGCTGGCACAAAGCTCGGTGAGCTCAACCCAAACGTCGTCCTTTGTGACATCGCCATCCAGAGTGATGTGATCGATTAGCCAGCTTGTTCCACCTCGGCCCCAAGCCCAGATATCCGCTTCCAACCGTCCAGCACGCTGCACATCAACGCCCATGGTGAGAACCAAGCCACCTTTCGGAACAACGCCAAGCTTGAAACTTTCCCGGCGCTCATAAAGCTTTTGCCAGTCAGGGGCTTCGCCTTGTTCTTCCCAGGTCTCGCCAAGGGTGGTGTTCTTGAATGCCTTAAGAAGCGCATCCTTGCCTTGCGCAGCTTCCCAGGAGCGCGCAATTGCCTCCCAGGACAGCCAACCAATGGGCGAATACAGTCCCGAGATATGAAACCCGACAATCCCAGCCTCATGGGCTTTGTGGATCAGTTCTGGATCTGCGGTTGGTTGCCAACACGCGCCATTCTCTGGATCCATCATCCATGTCTTAAAGCGCTCCTCGATTGAAGCATCGCAATGCTCACACAGGTAGCGTACAGAACGCGGGGTGCCCCAATCCCATTTGAGACGTTCAAATTTTAGAACCTGTAGACCCAGACAATGGGGGCAGGGCACGAAGTAGCGGTTTTGATCACTTAACTCGAACTCTGCTTCGATACGCGAGGCCCCTTTGATGGTTGGCGTGGAGGAGATGTAGATCTTCTTGCGCCGGCCAAACGTATGTGTACGCGCTTCCGCCAGGGTGACCGGATCACCTTCCTCATCAAGGTCATCTTTGTAAGCATCCACTTCATCCAGATGTACATAGCGGATTGGCATGGACCTGAGGCCCGCTGCTGAGTTGCCACCGGCAATGAAGAGATGCCCGCCAGGATAGCTTTTCTCCAGCTGCGTGTTTCCGCTGTCCCGTGATTTAGCCGGCGCCACGATGTCTTTGATCGTGGGTGTCGCCTCGATCATGGGATCGACCCGCTGGCGGGAAAACCGCTTGGCAGTGGTCTCATTGGCTTGCACGGCTAAAAACGGACCAGGCGCCACCTCCATGGTGTGCCCGATCCAGTTGATGCCGGCCTCCGTCGCGCCCACCTGAGCGGATTTGGCAAAGATGATTTTCTGGGCCCAATGACTTGGCGACAGTGCATCCATAATAGCGCGCATAAATGGGGTGCGCGAACTTGCATATTTGCCGGGCTCGGCAGCCCCTTTTGAAGACAGATAGCGTTTGACATCAGCCCACTGCGTAACCGTAAGCGCTGGATCTGGTGCCAGTCCCGAAAGCCAGGCGCTTTGAATGTCACTTGTGCCCTGATACTCACCCACCGAGCTCTATCTTGATTTCAGAAAGCCGGGCTAAGTGGTCGCGAATAACCTCATCAAGCAGCAGCTCCATCTTGTGGGCATCGACGCCAAGCTCGGCGGCCATATTGGCGGCAACACGGGCTGGCAGTTGCAGCCATGAATCTCGCTCTTTTCGTGCCAGATCGAACACATGGTTCACCGCCGCCCGGCGGTCGATGAGTTCGCCCTTGAGCTGTTGCAAGAGTAACTTAGAGCGCTGTGCCTTCAAAGCTTCATTGGCAGCACGGGCCTTGGCGTATGTTATGCCTTGCGAACCGCCGATGGGATCTGCGCCGTCGGGAATTGAAGGGGCGGTAGACGGCTTGATTGGTTGCCGTTCCGAGCGCTTGGGCTGTCTGCGTTTCGCGCTGTCTGTTGATGCCGCCCACTGCGCATCCGCTTTAGCTGGATCAATGCTGCCATCGGCCTCTAGGGTGATCCTGGCAGATTGGATTGCTTTGCGCACGGCCATGTCTGTCGCACCGGGTAATCCCAAAGCTTTGCGATGCTGCGCATATGCCCGCCGAGATAATCCCATAGCTCCAGTCCATGCATTTGCTGTTCAAGTTAGTGAATGAGTTCAAGTACTTACAAGAGTACGGATTTCGTCAAAGCTGCGGCCATCACCGGCGAGCGTCGCTTGTCTGCCGGTGTATTCCTGCCAGCGAGTAACGATCACATCGCAGAATTTCGGATCAAGTTCCATCAGCCGTGCTTTGCGCCCTAGCTTTTGGCAGGCAATCAGTGTGGAGCCTGAGCCGCCAAAGGGATCCAACACAAGATCGCCGTGCTCAGTTGAATTCTCTAGCATTTGCTGGATCAGAGATACGGGCTTCATTGTCGGGTGCTCCGGGCTTTTCACCGGCTTGTCATGATGGATGACGGTACTATCGACAGAGCGCATGGTCATATGCTTCCCTTCAACGATGACCACCTGATCACCCAGATCAATCTGCAGACTGCCATCGGGCATTACTCGCAAGAATTTGCCATCCGCCTCGAACACAGTCGTGTTTGTGCGTCCGCCATACCAGCTATGAGATGCTCCAAGTTTCCAGCCGTAGAGGATAGGTTCGTGGCGCCATTGATAGTCGGCATGTCCGATAACTAGAGCAGGCTTAACCCAGATGAGGCAGCTGGAGAGCTTGAAGCCGGCTTGGACAAAAGCACGGCGGAAACTTACCCCTTCGGTCTCTGAATGTGCCACATAGATGGGCGCACCACCGCGCATGACGGATGCGGTAGAGGAAAATGCATCCAGCAGGAACTTACGGAAGGCGTCTTTGCTGAGGTTGTCGTTCTCGATCTTTCCTGCCACGCCCTCGTAGTTCACGTTGTAGGGCGGATCGGTCCAGACAGCATCGATCAATGCGCCATCGCACAACATGCCCATCTGATCTGAAGACGTGCTGTCGCCGCACATGAGGCGGTGTTCGCCCAAAAGCCAGATGGAACCTGGAACAGACGCATGAACTGGCTCTGGTGAGGGAACATGGTCCTCGTCACCCAGTGGAGGTGGTGGAGTATCTTCGCCTCCAAACACTAAAAGTTTGCCAAGCTCCTCATCGGAAAACCCCAGCACATCCAGATCGAAGCTGTCGTCACAAAGCGCAGCCAATTCCTCGCGAAGCAAGGCCTCATCCCAACCGGCATTTTCCGCGATCCTGTTATCGGCAATGACGAGGGCGCGACGCTGCACTTCAGACAGATGTGTGAGCCGGATAACTGGGACTTCTGCAAGCTTCAGTAGTTGTGCGGCCAGCAGGCGTCCATGACCAGCGATGATATTGTTGTCAGCTCCAACTAAGATTGGGTTTGTAAAACCAAACTCAGCAATAGAACTTGCAATCTGGGTAATCTGCCAATCGGGATGTGTTCTTGCATTGTGCACATAAGGTACCAAGGCCGCTATTGGCATCATCTCAACTTGCAAGTTATTCTCCTACTAAAGGCAAGGGGAGCTAATTGCAGCATATTGTTTTTTGTTATGTGCTTAGAAATTGAGATGAGGGGCTATCGTGTTTGAAAAACACGTTTCACGTAAGGTTTATCGATATCCCTCATCGAGGGCAGCTCAGTTTCTAAACGTGGCACTTTGCTTGAATGCTTCGGGAACTGAGCAAGACTGGGAACTCGAATTATCTAACGCTGAGCGCATTGACGAGTTTGTTGCGTTTTATCTTGAGCAAGAATTGGACTTTGAGATCAAGCAAGCACTTGCATCTTTGATAATTTCCTCTTTCGAGGATGCTGACTGGCATTGTGAAACAAACGCTCAGTTGTGGACATGCTTTCGAGGTTTAGCTCACTCTGAGCCTCATGTATTCGGTGCGGTGGTGCGATACTGGGTATGGCTAGGATCAAGATCAACTTGTCTGAGCGGGCAACTAAACGAGCTTCAGGTTGAGCTTTATGCGTATGCCATAAAGTAATGAATGCTTAGCGCGGGTGCGAACCTGAAGGTGCGAACCCAAAACTTAAGGTTCGCACTCCGAGGCGAACTCTATGATTTGAGTGTTATCTCAAAATCTTTCGATCTTACAAAAGTTTGAGCCGGCTATGTTGCGATGCCGCGCTCTCGTTCGTTTCCGCTAGGTGCGAACCGCGAACCCAAAGTGCGAACCCAAAAAAATCCTGCGCAACTGGCGATCTGGTGCGCAAAGCCCCACCGCATACGATTGCGGCCCGGAAGGACCCAAAAGCTGGGGTAGAGGATGCATGGTATGGGATTGTGCCGAGGATATTGCACGGCTTGACTGCGATTGGAGGAGGAGAGCACGGCACCACTGAGCATAGCGATAATCTGCCCGAACCAGTCTGTTTCTGTCGCGCCAGAAGTGCAGGGTCATTTGTTGGGGAGTGCGGTAGGACGCAGTTGAACCCAGCCCAAAGCGGTCGCGAGACGGTAGGAGCCGGGAATAGACGGCATCAGCAAGCAAGGCACCTCTTGTTTGAAAGCGCGCACCAGCCACACTAAGTGGGCACTCATGCACCCACGAGATCAACGGTATGACACCTATAAGCCCTTGTTTGTGCGGATGGGTATCGCATTACGCGGTACCCAGATAGGAGCGGGTTAGCCATGTGTAGAGAGCACAAGCGTCAAGAGGAGCAAGCGCCATGCACGTCACGTACATCTACACAGAACACCCCCAATGGGGTTCCGATATCCTACGCTACACCAACGAGGAAGTCCGCGAGATCTTTGGTGATGAGCTTGCCGAGGAGCTGTGGGCCGGCAAGATTATCCTACACAGAGGCGGTGCCTACCTGGACATGCTGAGTGCTGCCAGGGACAAACTGGCCGCTGAATTGGAAAGCTAAGCCTGCCCATCCCACAAGAAGCCTGACCCCGCCAGCGGTGCGGGGTTGCAGTCGTGAACGGGCAGAGTGCCCGCTGAAACGGAGGAAGGGCTATGAGAACCAGCACAATCAGAATCGCAGCACATGATTTAGCCAAGGCGGGTTTTAACGCAAATCGACCATATGAGGCCTGTGATCCGATTGCCGTCGCACTCGACGACAAAGCCGCGGTCAAGGCACGGGTCAATGCAGACAGCATGACGCTCACGGTGGAAGTGAATACCAACCAGCTTCTTGACGCGGTAACCACACTGCGAGGGCTTGGGCTGATTTGAGCTAGACAGATCTCAGGATATGGATTGGAACCCCGCACCACGCGGGGTTTGCCTTTTGGCAAGATTGGTTCAGCCAGAAGATTCGTTTGAGGCAAAGGAGGCGTGGGCACCCCTTCCGGGTCTCTAGTGAAGTCCCTTCCCGGTCTATGGATGATCATTGGAAACTCAGGTCAAACTCAAAAAAGCCTGAGAGGCACTGCGCCTCCCAAGCCAGGATATTCCATGAGAGGCAGAACCTCTCAGCATTCCAATGATTTTTAGTCTTTTGAGACTTCCAGTGCGCAAGGTTCAAGCAGATCGGAGATCCTCTCGCTACTTGCCTGCGCATTTTCTATGTGATTGCGCACAGTATCAAACAGCGTCAGCAACGCTTCATATTCCTGGGTGTGCTCCATGCGTTCGCTCATCACCACGCTCATGGAATAGACTAGATTTTTGAGGTGGTTGGTTGATAATTGAAGCTGATCCACTTCATTGCGAAGGGACGTATGGGCACATTTCTCTTTACCAGTTTCTGTCATTTCAAGCCCTCTACTTTGGGTGTTGAACAACCACTCAGCAGAAGGTTTGTGACAACCCACTGGTGAGCGGGAGGTTCACAACCTGCAAGTAGACAGGCGGGTTTATTCCCCCGCGAAGGGGTATTGTATTCACCGCCCTCCCGCCCATAAGCGAGAGCTTGCGTAAGGAGGGCTAACTCCAAACACAAATTGACCGCCGAATAACGACAGCGGTGACCGCTACTTGAAAGAGGTTGTGATGCCTCAAGAGGACCATGCGATGAATGTGGCAAGGTGTCAATGCAAGGAAACCGAATTCCTCCACAAACCCATAGGATTAGCGGGTGAGAGACGATCTTTGTCGAGGCACTGTATTTCTGAGCTTTATGACATTGGTTGACGGATGACGGTCTTCCAATTCTCAGGAGCTGCTCTGCGAATGTCCGTAAGGTAAATCTCATGGTGCTTGCCGCGTAAGCGTTTTCCGTTCTGATTTATGAAAGTATGCACCAGTTCAATTGTAGGTCCTTCTTCGGAGAAGGGACCAACATGCAACGTCTGGGCAGTCAGGCCTTCGTGAAAGGTCTCATATCGAATCTTGTTAATCGCGGGCAAGTCCTTCTTAGCTTTGACTTGGTCTACCGCTCTTTTCACCAGATCTCGGGTTATGAGCTCAGGCTGCATGATCATCATCGTCCATATCCAGTTGGATTTGTTGTCATTGATGAAGTCAGACATGTCGTCGGCCCACCACAAGCCCTCGAGCGGCATAACTCCATAATCAATGCCAGTATTGCTCTGTTTGATCATGAACTTGAGAGTATAGGAAACGGAATAAAGCGCCTCAATTGCTTCGCTGTAGATTTTTGAACCAGGTTCGCCCTTGCCGTCAACCATGAGAAAGTTCATGGCGGGAACATCTACCTCAACAACATGCTTTGCTGAGGGTTTGTAGAGCACTTTAAGCTCCCGCTTGTAATCAATTTTCAACATGCAGCTGCATCCTCAATTTGGGAACCATCAGGCGATTTTTGTAAAGTACACCAGTTGCACGCTTCTGATATATGGGGCTTCCCAATTCTTGCTTTCTTGAAAAGTAAAACAGGCCAGTGTGCAAATTTGAATCACATCATTCGTTGAATTGTGCTGGGGACTAGGTAGAGCCCTTCAGTTTAATTTGTATGGTCAGAACAGCAGCCACAGCACGGCGATGGGCGGTGGAGCGAGTAAGCCCGACCTGAATGCAGATGGGTCGCCAGCGGTAACCTTCTGCCCGCATCCAGAGTATTTTTCTATCATCAGGTTCAGGAACGTATCGTAGCCAATCGATGGCTTCTTCCATGCGCTGAATGTCTTTGGCGCTGGGCACTGTTCGGATTTGGGTCTTGTTGTAGCCATAAGCCTCATGAACATCATGGATGACTTGCGGCCAGGTGTTGCCGTCCCGCCTTGGTGTAGATCTTGGCGGATTTGGAAGCCGTCGTAACGTGCTGGCCGCAAGCTCAAGCCGGTCGACGATCTGTGTGGTGGTGAGCACCATACGACCCTCTAGGTGGATGCTTTTGAGGTGACTTGCGCTTCCAGTACGCTGTGCAGCACGCGGATGTGGAAGTTCCGCGCTGCCATGATGGGTTCTGCAAGGGTGATCAATTGACCGGGTGTGGGAGCAATCGTTTTGCTGCTGCGTCGCCAGGCTTGACAGGTGGCAAAGATCACATCGGTTGGATAGCCGCCCAGATCTTGAATCCAATCCTCAATCAGTTGTGTGATGGCTTCGGGTGAGAGTCGCTTTTGCGGATAGTGATTGAGAAGCTGACCAACAGCCAGGCTCACTGGTTTTGATCCTCCAGGCGCGTTGGCCTGTGTGAGTGTACTGAGCAGTTGCTCTAGTTCCTCAATTTCTTGAGCCGATCTTGGTGCCTGCCTCCGTTCTGGCCGGGACGCCATCAGCTGCTGCAAGAGCCTCATTCCAGGCTCTCTGCCAAACATGGGAAATGGATTTTTTGCGCTTGGAGGGTTCATGGGATCGAACAGATTGCTCATGGGATTTCTCCTTGGATTGAAGGACCGCCTGTGCTTGAGGTTTTGCCCGAAGTTGTTCACAGCCGGCGATTTGGGGGTAAGGGGGAAAAGGTTCTTTTGATGGTTCTAAATGACGGTTCAAGGGGGGCACCACGTGCCGGTTGGTAGCGGCACCAGATGCCGGTTGGTGCGGCACCACGTGCCGGTTGGTGGTGGGGCCTTCCGGCACACCATGCCGCTTGTGTGTTCTCGGTTTGGTCACCTCTAGATTTTCTAGGGCAGGGTGATCATTTTGATCGGGGATGGCCTTGCGTCCGTCAAAGCCAGTAAGGACGAAAATATCGGACCTGCGAGAGCCATTGGCACGGCGACGTTGGTAGCGGGTGATCAAACCCAGCGCTTCCAGATCATTCAGGCAATTGCGCAGCTTGCGCTCCGAGCAGCAGCACGCCTCCTGCAGTGTGGCTTGCGAGGGCCAGCACAGGCCGTACTCATCTGCAAAGTTGGCAATGGTGACCAGCACAAGCTTCTCGATCGGATCGGAAACTTGAGAACACCTATAAGCCCAGCTGATTGCTTGAACGCTCATAGGTTCGAAATCCTGTTCTCACGGATTTCCTTTTGCTTGAGCCACTCGATGACAGATGCGCGGCGGTAAAATACCCGGCGCCCGGTGCGCACACACGGCGGGCCAATGCGCATGGTCTGCCAGCGGCCCAGCGTATCAACACAAACGCCGAGCTCTTTGGCAAGCTCGGCGCGTGTCATCCAACCATCAAGTATGGCCCTGGGTTGTGTCTGTTCAGGTTCAAGTTCCGGGGTAGGGACGTTGTCTTTCATGTGCTCCTCCAAAGCAGAACCGCTCGGGCTCAAACGGTTTGCGGAAAAGCTAAGCATGGAGAGCAAATGGGCGTATAGGCGTTCAAAGGCAGTGAAAGGCGTTCATAGGCGTTCAAACATTAAGGCAACGCCTATTGAGGACAACCGAACCGTTTCCTGAGGCTGCTCCCCCGATGCATCGGAAGCCTCAAACCAAGGGCTGCAACTGCCCCTGTGAGTTCATGAAGATTTGGAATATCCCATAGATATCAATGGTCAGTTTTAGAATTCGAGTTGCCGCAAAACCTTGCAGTATTTCAAACAGTTAATGCCCTGGTCAAATCAACTCTGCCGGGCTGAGTGCTGGCCTGTTGTTAGCTGGTAAAGGTCTTAAGTTTTGCTGGAACTAACCTGACTTAAACGGCAGGCTGGATGCGAACTACATGCGGTGATGTGTTCTTTGATGAGGCCCAATAGAAGCTGGATGCCACAGGAGTCTAAAACTGCCTAGGGCTTCACTAGCCAGTAGCAGGCCCGAGCGTTTGCCTCGTGCCTCAATTTTTCTTCATGATGTTTGGTGTGCGTGAGGAGGAAGACCAATGGCGCTGCCATCAAAGGAGTATTTTACAGTTTTTGAAGCTGAGGCGCGCTGGGGCGTGCCGCTTGCCACCATTGCAGGTTGGGCGGAAGCACGGCGGTTTCGCCTTGTTACCAGCACGCCATTGGTTGTGTGCGGGGCACAAAAAGTGTGTGGGATGGTCGAGCTGTGCGGATCGGACCTGTTCAAAATGCTGGGAACCGCGGGAGTGCCTGCACGCGCCTGCCTTGTGCACCGCGTGATCCCTTTGCGCAAGAAAGGTGCTGAACTGCTTTATGTCACCTGCCCAAGGCAAGGCCTGGCCGTGCAGCCCAATGAGCTATGGATTCCAGCGACTGATCTCTATCGCTTTGAAGAAAAGCATGGCCTTAGTCAGCGTGGTGGTCAAAGCGGTGATCGGGGTGGGCGTGAGCCTAAATATGACTGGGAAGGGATGTGGGCACCGCTGTGTGTCCATCTGTTTACACAAGGTGTTCCAAATACTTTGAATGAGCTCGCCAGTGCGATGCAGGACTGGTTTATTGAGGCCTCTGCAAGCGGAGAGGCGCCTGATATGAGTACCATCCGCCGCCGTATTCAGCCTCTTTGGCAGGCCCTGAAAACGGCGCGGGAGAACTAGCATTTAAAGATGTTGCGGAAAGAACGGGCGGCGTTGAAGCAGGTAGTTGAGGTGGAAGCGAAGTAACCTGTTGTGTGTGTTGAGATGGTTTGGACTTTACATAGCCAGCGACTGCATTGACGCTTTCGCGTAAGGGAGACTCCATTAAGTGCGCATAGCGCTGAGTGGTGCTCATCTGAGTATGACCCAGAAGCTTGCCAATGACTTCCAATGAAGCTCCACCGGAGACAAGCAGGGAGGCAAAGGTGTGGCGCAGATCATGAATGCGCACATCACTGATATCTGCTTGCTTCAAGATACCTTGCCAGTAGCGGCGCATCTCATGAACAGGTTTGCCGGGCACATCACCTGGAAACAGCCAGAGGCAGTCCTTGGGCACAGCACTTTGACGGCGTCGTACAAGATCGGCCACCTCAAGTGATATGGGCAGGCGGTGCGTGCGGCGCTGTTTGGTGGCAGCAGCTGGTTTGAGCCATATGAGCAGGTCCAGGTTGAACTGTTCAAAGCGGGCATGGCGCACCTCGCCCAAGCGTGCCCCGGTGAGCAGACACAGACGGATGACATCAGCTCCGCGCGTATCCGTGCTGTTCTCCAACGCCGCAGACAGACGGTTGATCTCGTCCAAAGACAAGAACCGTTCACGAGCATTTTCTGGACGCTTGTGGAACCCATCTGCAGGATTGTCTTCCCGCATCTTCCACTGCACCGAAAGATTGAACATCTTGCGCAGGATCTCGCCCAGCCGATTGGCGCGGATCGGGGTAGGCTTGGGTTTGTCCTGGTGCTTTTGTTTACTTCGCTGCTTGTTCGTCCTGGCAGGCCGATGACGCCCGCTTGCCACCTGACACAGCAGCTTGTTGACATCTGCTGAACAGATGTCCCGTACGGGCCGGTTGCCCCATGTCGGCAGCACCAGCTTGGTCAGCATGGAGATCTGGTCTGCCTGATTGCGTTCTGCCAGCTTGGGCAGATGCTCGTCCTTATAGCGCTCAATAAGATCGCTCACATGAGGGATAACCCGCTCTGCTTGCCGGTTACCCAGCGGATCGCAGCTGAGTTCAATCTCCCGGCGGATGGTCTTGGCCCGTTCGCGGGCTGCCACAACACTCCAGGCAGGCCATTGGCCGATGGTGTAACGGCGCTGGCGGCCTCCCACCCGATAGGACAGGTTAAACGCCTTGGTGCCGGATTTGTAAATCACCAGAGCAAAGCCGGCGACTACACTGTCAAACAGTTAGTATTGCCGAACCGTGGGCTTTGCGTTGCGAGCAATCTTTTCTGTAAGGCGCTGACGACCTGGCACAATCCATTCCCCCTCACATGACATCCAAGTAATGCGTAGTGTGTCAGCCCTTGCAAGATCCAAGTCTCATGGTATGGCGCGCACACTTGCAGGAAGCGTAAGAGGAATAGGCTCTGGGCGTATAGGCGTTCATAGGCGCTCAAAGGCAATGAAAGGCGTTCAAAGGCAGTGAAAAATAGAAGGGGTGCGCGCAGGACGCCAAATCAGGAGAAAAATAACCCCCGCGAAAGAACTGGAAGATGAGGTGCGATAGGCTGAGCTGCCAGCTTCAGCCAGATTGCATGTCAGGCTTAATCATGAGCAGTATTCATCTGAAAGCAATTCTTCGCTGTCAAAGGCCACTATCTACTCTCCTAAGAGGAACTGTTTTGGAGGTCATTTGTGGCCTGAAGCCCCCAAATACAGCTCGAAAAGGACCTTGTCTGTGAGTTCTTATTCCGATTTCCCCTTATATTTCAGGGGCGAGCCAAAAACGGCCGGGCTGGGCCAAAAATGGCCCGATGATTTCTCTGGTTTATCAATAGCATAGCTGATTTGTTAAGGTTTTATTAATTTTCTGGGCCAGAAGTAGCCCAAATTTACGTAACGGCACTAAATTTGCAGCGCTGCGCCGCAGGCAGCTTTGCGCGTGTTCTAAAATAAATTTCTCTTGTTATTTCAATAGGTAAGTCCGACCAAGTGAGTTTTACGCGACTACTTTCCCATTCTGGCATGCAAGTTGCAGTTGTGTTGGTACGCAGCTGCAGACTGGTGTCTGGGGCTGTGGCCCATTGTTGTCAAATGGGGTTCATTTATTTGTTTTGCTGCGTCTGTCCGCACACGGAGGGCGCTCACCAGGAGCATACTATGCCAACACCCGCTTATATCACCATTGAAGGGTCAACTCAGGGTCCAATCACTCAAGGCGCGTTTACTGAAGATTCCGTCGGTAACGTGTGGCAGGAAGGC